TAGCGCATTCATGGCAAACTTCTAAACCATATACAAATAATGTAGAGTCTTCTAATGATATGCCATTTAAAGTAGCATGATATATACAATTCATTTCGGCATGAATAATATATTTTTTTTTTAATTCCGGGTTCTCATATATGTTAAGCGAATCATTAAACTTTTTAGGAAATCCGTTATAACCTTGTGATAATACTTGACCTTTCGAACCTATAGCAACAGCGCCAACTTTAACCGAAGGGTCTTTTGACCAACTAGCAAATTTTTTTGCTAATTCAATATATTTTAAATTCCACGAATCAGAATATCTAGACATTAACTTTTAATTTTTGAACTGCGTTATGTTTATAACTTGATATTAAAAAATCATTTTTATAAATATTATCAATATTAGCTTCATAATATAATTTTACATCTGGCGGATTAAATATTTCAAGTGTATCAACGGTTTTTGCAAACTGTAAATGATTATTATAGATATGCGCGTCGCCTAAATTAAATATTAGTTTATGAGGAGTTATATCTAATTCATTAGATAAAACTAACATTAACAATGCATGGAATAAGATATCCGAAGGAAGTCCCACCATTACATCAGACGAGCGCATATTGACTAGTAAATTTAAGTGATTGCCGTGAATTAATAATTGAAAACCGTGAAAGCACGGTAATAAAGCCATTTTATTCGCATCAATTGGATTCCAGGCTGTTACATACAATCTTCTTGATTGCGGATTTCTTTTAGCTTCGCTAATTACATTTCGTAACTGGTCTATTTCAAAGCCTGAATAATTTCTCCACTGATAACCATATATAGGGCCAAGATTTCCATCATCTTCAGCCCAAGCGTCCCAATAATTACAACCTAAACTTTTAAAGTCATTAACATTTGTGTGACCCCTTAGGAAAGCTAATAGCTCGCCAATAACGCCTTTATAAAATATTTTTCTATGTGTTAATAAAGGAAAGCCTGCTTTAAGATTTAATTCTAAGCTAGCACCAAATATACTTTTTGTACCAACACCTGTTCTTTCTTTATCTCTATTAACGCCGTCGGTTAATACTTTATTAACTAAATTAAAATATTGCTTTTCATTTTCCATTTTGTTTTTTTAAGTAAGCTCCGTAAAAACTAGCATAATTAATTAAATCTAATACTGAATCATAGCTAGATTCAAAGTTAGGTTTCTTTTCGTCAAACGCTATCGATTCTAAACGCTTTACTTTTGTTTGAATCATTTGCAAATATGAATGATGCCCATACGGAAAATATTCTTGCTTAGCTTCAGAATCTTTTGAGTTGTAATCTTCGGCTTTTTGTTTTTGTAAAGCTGCCGCTTCGCTTAATACTGAATGCATAATTTACTCCTTATTTAAAAAATCTAATTTACCTACATTATCAAAGTGTTGAGGGGCTTGCCAGCCTTTTGGTTTTACAAGATCAGGCAATCCTAAAGGATTCGGCCTGCTATCTTTAACCCCTATTTCTTTTTGCATGTTTGCATAATGCACGCGCTTCCATGCTGTTTTAATATCTACATCAAACGCATCAAGAGAGCCTAGCGCAATTACAATGATATCTATAAAAGCATCAACAACTTCGTCAGGCTCTTCGTTGCTAATAGCTTCAAATAATTCTGTTAACTCTTCTTGAATAAACTTAGCTCTGAATTCAAGATAATGTAATTTTTCATTATCTGATGCTTTGCTAATAAACCGATATATTTTGTAATACCGGTTTAATTTTTTAATATCGCCTAACATTACTTGCTAAATATTTGATCACAAGTTATTTCTGTGATTTTTGGTTTTTGTAATTCGGCTAATTCAGCTTCATGCTTTTTAATTGCTTCAATGTTATTGTGAAGCTTTGCAATTATTAAATGTACTTTAATTGTTTCAATTTTAGATACTTGCATTATCTAACCGTTTTATTACTTATGATAACATAAGGCTTTTGAGTTAAGGCTTTAGCCGCTTTCATTACAAGGCCGTGGAATTTATCATCAGCTTGTATTGGTGAAATATTTTCAGCTAAAATTTGCTTGTGGGCAATGCCGCCTTCCATATCTTTGTATAGTTTATCAAATACTGCTTTTACTTCTTTTGTCATAATTAACTCCTATTTAAATTATGTTGTTTGTTTATAATATAATTATACCAAGTTATATATAAAAGTATACCTTTTTATATAATTATCTCCAATCATTTACCCAATTACGCCTATTATTAGTTTTAAATGCATTATTTTTAACATTTTTTGTATGCTCCGCTTGCGTTGATTTGTTTTTATTAATTAATTGTTCTAAACGATCATAATTAGGCTGAAGTATATACAAAGCAGCTAATCCATAAACAAATGTATCAAGCGCTTCATTACGTGTAGTTTTTTTAACCCATTCAAACTTTTTGCCGCCTTTAAAGTATTTAATAACTCTTTTTTCAGATGTAAGCTGTCTAAAGTATTCCTCATCGACTGTTGCTGGAAAGTGTATTGTTTTTGTTTCAGATTTTAATCGAGTATAAATTGCTTCTTTAGCGGTATCAGAGCCAACTGGATAAAGTATATGCCTGGACCTGCCAATAAAAGATGGTCTCCCTGCCACTGGCTTATTGCTTTGTGACTGACCTTTAATAGCGAATACTTTTCTATGCACGCGCTTTGAAGTAAACGCATAAACTTGTTGCGTATGATGCCCTCCTGAATCAACACATGCGCATGCAATTCTAAGAGGTTTATCATCTTCTCTTTTAAATGTTGTTCCTAAATATGTATCTAAATCTTTCCAAACAACATTGCTTGAAGGGTCCCCAAAAAATACGCGATAGTCTAAAACCCAAGCTTCGTTGTTTTTACCCCAACCTATTGTTTGAGCTTCGAGTCTATCTCCCTGTACATCAACACCGGCTGTAATTAATAAAACATTGTTTGGAATATTTGAATAGTCGTACTCTTCTCTTTGATTCATTAACGAGCTATGTTCAATACTTTCCCCCGGATCATCAAACGTTTTACCTAAAGCAGTATTGACCCATGTCTTTAACATCTCAGGTTGACTCTTAACAGCATAAAAATCAACAGCCATATCTTTCCAAGTTCTCCATGGCGAATATAACTCTGATATATGAAATCCTGCTGTTTTTTTTGTTTCTTGTGTTGCAACCCATTTGCCTTGAGATAGCATCCACATCTTTTTAGTTTCAGGAATAACACATTCGCAATGCTTGCAAGTGTATTCTGCTGTTTCAGGCTTTTTAGATTCCCAATGTATTTGTTCCCAATCTAGCACTTGATACTCATTGCATTCAGGGCATGGAACATTATAATATCTTTGGTCTGACTGCTCAAACGCAATTTCAATTCTTGATAAGCCTTTAATTGTTGGGGTTGAAGTAATAAACACTTTTCGATTCCAAAACGTTGTGGTACGTTTTACCGCTAAGTTGATCGGGTCTCCTTCTGCTCCAGCACTAGGGTCATAACGATCTATTTCATCGCAAAGCAAAATTCGTATCGGTCTTGATGCTAAGCCCGCTGCTGAGTTTGATCCAACGATATTTATATTGCCGCCTGGAAACTGCTTAGATAGAACTGTGTTAGAGCTATCTTTACTTCTTGGGTCTTTAACTTTAGCTCTTAACCTATCGCAATCACGAATCATATTAGCAAGCCTGTCTTTGCTCCAAGCTTGAGCCATTTGTAATGTTGGTTGCAATACTAAGCAGGGGCTAGGGTCTTGGTCAATATAATAAGCCACTATATTGTTTAATATTTCAGTTGCGCCGACCTGTGCACTTTTCATAAAAACAATAGTATGAATTTTAGGATCATTAACAGCATCCATAATACCTTTTTGATATGGTGCTCGTGATGTTTTCCACATACCAGCTTCTGCTGAAGACTCGGGCGAAAGCGTTCTATACTGATCAGCCCATTCTGAAACAGTTAAATCAGGCGGAGGGGTCCACGTCTTTTTTGTCGATAAGAGTATTCTCTCTATATTCTCTTGGTATTGGGTCATTTGCTAATTCCTCTAATGCTTCATATATTGAATTCTTTATTATTTTTTCTACCTCATTAAAATCTTCGCTAGCTAAAACTAAATGGCTTACTTTATTTGGTATTGTTAACAGCTTGCCGCGGCAATTAGCAGCATAACTTACCCAAGTTGATTCTACTTGATCGGTTGGTATCAGCTTTCCCTCAATAACAGCCACGTCTAACTGCGCTTTCTTTGCTTGAGCAGCTGTAAGCTTAGTTTTCTCTTCTGTAATATCTCCCGTCCCATCTTTTAATGTATACCTGGCCTTTTGTTGCAACTCTTCTATATAAGATTGCCTGCAATGATTTAAATCAAGCGGATTCGGGCCCGGTTTAGGCTTAAATACGCCTTTTTCAACTAATTTGCCAACATTTTGAACCGACATAAACAAATGCTCGGCTACGTCTTTTCTACTTGCCATAATCTAAAATTAAACTCAATGTACGGAACGAGTGTCTAATAAAACCCCGTGAGCGAATAACCGCGGTGGTCATATTCCACAGAGTACCTGTTGTTTTGGAACTTATGCTTAAAATCAAAGTGAACCCCTTATACTATAGCTGTGTAAAGTAATTATTGGAATCAAATAACACCTAGCATTGTTTACTTTTATATCTTTACAATCTTCTCGTAAGATGCACTCAATGATTTTTATAGGTTTAATCCATAAGAATCCAGAGGCCGTATGTATACACCAATAGCTGGCTCTAGTTGTAAGTATATCTCCTGGCTTATTATTACGCTCATACTCAATAATAATATTATTTGTTTGCTCAGACTTTTTATCGTATTTAACTTCAACGCTTTTATGTAACTCGGGTACCCATATATCGTAGTCAACAAACTGCCCAACTATACGTGTTGCTAATGGGTATTTTCTTTTTAAAGTTTTTAAAACTTTTTCTTCGTATTCTATACCCATGCTTAATAATGATTGAAAATTCATCGCGTTTTGTAGCCTGCTTTTTTAACATAATAGTTAGCAATTTTTTCGTATTTAATTGCATATAATTTTTTAGCTGCTTTGTTTGCAATTGTATAAAAGGGAAATATAGCCTTATATTCAGGATTAGTTTCAAATCGATGAATAATTTTTAAACCGTTTTTATTGCGCTCCCATACACCATATATACCATTAATCGTTGCTTTGAATTGCTTGCCTTTAACAACACCTGACTTTCTTCCAGGAATATTACCATATTGATTCAGTCTAGCGTTAATCGTTGGCACCGCCGTATTTATGATTGATCGCACCCCTCCAACTATATTTCTATGAATAAATTCTTGAGCCCAATCTCTGAATGTAATTGTTGCTTGCAGTTTATTTTTTTTAGCAAATTGTACATAAACGCTTTTTAATGTTTGGGGCTTAGGCCTATCAAATGATTTGCGCATTGATGCTTGCTCAAGCTCTTTAATTCGTACAGCTGTTTCGTTTAATGCTATACGCGTAACATTAGGGATGTCGACTCTTTGAAACTTTTTTAACTCTTTGTTAAATTCTTTTATATTGCTTTTAACTGATACTTTCATATTTTTTTATTTGCCCTTGTAATTTATATGTTGCGCGCTTTGCGTTAAATATATTTTGGTCTATTGCTATAAGTAATTCGTCAATATAAAAAATTATAACATCTTCTTTGCTTTTATATCTTTCATATGCAATTGGCAAATCATCTTCATTGACGCAAATAATAATTTGTTTATTTGTAACAGGATGATTACTTAATATAAATTCTGGTGATAACTTATTATAGCCTAAGTCTTTAGCGTCTTTTATTAATGCTTCATAGGCTCTTATCATCATATTATTTAACTCAATCTTATTATGTGTTAAATATGTGTTTAAGTATTTTGCCTCGGCTCTTTTAAACCTCATAAGAAGCTCTGGAGATATTAAGTGTAAAATTCTTTGTTTACCCCACTCTTTACTTATTTTGTTTTTTATTTGATTCAATTCAAGCAACGACTTATTTAATTCTTTCTTAAGTTGCTTTGCTTTAAGTTCCTTTATTTTGTCTTCTTTATAATTCATAGTTACATTAATAGTTACATACTAGCAAAAGGCGACTTCTTAAAAAGTTACATGAGTTACATATACCTAAAGGTATATGTATGTAACTCAAAATGTAACTCTTTTTTCTTTGAAGTTTGAAAAGAAATGTAACTAAAAAGTAACTAATGTAACTAATTATGTAACTAATTAATATCATCATACTTTTTAGCTTGATAGCCTTTGCCTTGTTCATAATATATTTTATTATCATCCTTCAATCTTTTTAGCCTTTGTTTAACAGTAGACTCTTTTAAATCACGTTGCTTACGTATTACTTCGCTTTGAGTAACCCAAATAGATATAGGGTCAACATCTTCTGCTTCAGCTTTTTCTGCTTGTATTTCAGCAATAGCCACAATAGTTTCATCTGTTTTTGAATCTTTTTCTTTAAAATCATCATATTCAGTTTTAACTAAAACTCCAGAAGTTAAGCCCGGATAGTTAAGCAAATCAATTTCTCTAAATTTGAAAAACTTAGGATTCATTGGCTTACCGTCTTTTATTAAAGTTTGTGTAAATTCAACCCTCATTTCCTCGCCCTCGTCCTTAGGCCGTTTAACTGCAAACTCCGCATCAACCGCAGCTGGAAGCACTGAAGAGCCACGTGCTCGTCCGGAACTACTATGCCCTGTATGATGTATCAAAGCTATACAGCAACTAAACTCAGACTTTAAATGATCCACGCGCTCAATAAATCTATTCATATCTTCAGTGCTATTCTCGTTTCCAGCTCCGAAGTTACGAGCTAATGTATCTACATATAAACAGCCTATATCTCCAAACTCATCAGCAACCTGGTGTATATGGTTTATAAGATTTAAATGGTCTTTCTCATCTAAAAACCTTACACCCCTATCAGATACAAACATTTGAGACTTATGTAAATCATGGCCGTAATAATGTTCCCATGCTTGCACACGTCTCGCAATACCTCTTTGCCCCTCACCTGCTAAATAAATTATAGGGGTTTGCACAGTTTTATGTGATTGCCATGGAATACCTAGCGAAGAGCATAAGGCCATATCAATAGCTACAAAAGATTTACCGCTTTTAGGCGCTCCATATATATCAATAACTGAATCTTTTTCCATAATATCTTCAATAACCCATTCAGGCTCTTGTATATTTGTAATTAAATCAGATATTCTACGCAACGAAAGCGATGGCTTTTTAGGCTTTGATACTTTCGATTCAATGTATTCTTTAAATGATTCTTTAGTATATATATTTTTATAGTAAGCATCATATAAATCATCTTTTTCATTTAAAGCTTCAGGCACTTTAGCTATAACAACAGTGCAATTGTTTTCAGTTAAGTATTCGCTTAACTCATCAGCACATTTGAAACCTGCCTCATCGTTATCTGGCCAAATAATAATATCTTTACCAAATATCGGTTGCCAATTTGCTTTTTTCCAACTGTTAACACCCCCATGCCAGGTTGCCGTAGGCCCTTCGTATAACTGGTTTGCACCCAGTGTAGCCTTTTCGCCTTCGCTTATTAAAACAGGCCCGTTACCGTCTTTATAATAAATTGGCATTAAGCCCTCAGGCCTTTTTAAATACCAGTTATCGTTATCTTTACAAAAAGGCGCATATTTTTGCTTAATGCTATGCCCTTCTTTAAATCTCATTACAACGAATGAATCAGTATATTTTAATAATACTTCAGCTTCGTTTGCTAATAAGCGCATTTGATCTTGTGTGTATTGTTTGTGTTTTTTTGTTGTTTCTAATTTAATAGTTTCTGTAAAACCTGTGCCATACATATTTAAGATATCGTTTCTATTTTGATTAAAATGATCTATTAACCATATAACTCCTCCTCCCTCATCTAATTCAAAACTAAAAAACAATCCAGTTTCAAGATCAAGGCACCAACTTCCATTAGTGCCCCATCTGTATTCTGAACTGGACTGCTTAGTAGGTTGACCTAAAAGATGAAGCCCAACTTGAGGAGCCAACTGTACAAAGTCGACTTCTCTCATGATTAAAACGGTAGATCGTCTTCAGTTAATTTTGCAGAAGGATCAAACCTAGGATCACCTTGTTGAGGTGTAATAGTTTGCGAACTAGGGTTAGCAAAATCAAAACCACTGTTTGTGTTTTGCTTTTCTAATACAGGCTCAGCATCCATATCTGTAAAAACAAAGTCTTCTGGTTTATCAACCCATTGCACAAATTCAAACTCAGGAATTGCTGCTTGGCCTACTTTAAACTTTTCAACCTTTGCACCTGT